ACTTGGGGTATTTGTGGTATCTGGGCAGATGGTCGCAAGGCGACTGGTTTCAAGTCGATGGTTATCGCCCAGTATACGGGTGTTTCGCTACAGAAAGATGACCGTGCATTCATCCGCTATGATGAATTTAGCAACACATGGAACCAAGCACCACTAACAGACGCATTTGCAACCACACCTTATCACATTAAGGGTGATGCATATTGGAAGGATGATTGGAGAAACTTCCACGTTCGTGCTTCTGATGACTCCTTCATTCAGAACGTTTCGATCTTCGCGGTTGGTTTCGCTGATCACTTCCTGCTTGAGTCTGGTGGTGACATGTCTATCACCAACTCTAACTCTAACTTTGGTAACACTTCGATGCACTCGAAGGGTTATAAGGGATTCTCCTTCAACCAAGATAAGGGTGGTTACATCACAGATATCATTCCACCAAAATCTCTTTCTTCTTTGAATGTTGTTAAGCAACAATACTATTCGATTGATGCTCAACTAACTAGAGATCCTTCAAACAACCCACCAACGGCTAAATCAAAACTTTATATTAGTTCTGAGGATGCTAGAAACCCAGAAAATCGTCCTGCTGCATCTATCTCTGGTTACAGACTAGGTGCTAGAAGAAATGAGAAACTATATGTAAAACTAGATACCACTGGTGCCAAGAGTGCAGAACTGAGTCCTTCTGGCTTTAAAAAGTGGACTGCTAGATTAACAACTCTCACTCCAACAAGTGCAAGATCGACCGAAGATGCAACAAAACTCTATGTTGCAAGTAGCACTGGCATTGTTGTTAATGATTATGTTAAAGTTGATAATGAATTCTTCCTCGTTACTGCAGTAACCCCTACTTCACTCACCGTAAGTAGATCTCAGTTGAGTTCTTTGCCAGAGTCTCATGGTGTAAGTTCCACAGTAACTAAGTATGTACAAAATACTACTGTCTCCACTGTAGTAAATGAGACAGTTGACGCAACTGAAACAGTTCTTACATTAACCAGTAATGCTGGATTTGTTGTCAATGGTTATGTAGAAATTAGTAATGACCAGACATCAATCACTGAGATTGTAAGAGTTATTTCTATTGAACCAAATAATGAAATTGTTGTTCAGCGTGGTGCTCTGGGAACAACAGCAGTATCGCAACCATCTGGTTCTGTAGTTACAGCAACTTTCCTATCGAACTCATATTCAGCAGCAACTCCTACTGTATCATCAACTCTTACTGAAGATTATCCACGTCTTATCAGTGCATCAAATACAACATCTGAGACAGAATATAACCTCAAGCAGGATGCCGCAAATCTAATTGATGCAAACAAGGCATTTATTCAAGCAGAAGCATTTGGTTATGTAATTCAGAAATATCCATATCTACAGAATATTTCCTACGTTAATCCTAATATTGGTGCTGAGACTGGTAGATATAGAGATGCTAGCAACTTAATTAAGTCTAATCGCCAAGAGATTATTGACTATGCATTTGCCCAAATGCAGGTTGCTTTCCCCACATTCTCTGTTCCTAATGGTGATAACGCAAAGTGTAAGCGTGATATTGGGTTTATCATTGATGCAATTGCAGATGACCTTTATGATGGTGGTAACTCGCATATTATTGATGCAACTAGAGCTTATTTCGATAACAGTGGAGCTTTAATTACAAATGGTGTTTTAGGTGAGCAAACTCAATCTATTTTCGCATTCAATAGAGCAAGAGACTGGGCAAAGAAAGCAATTTCTAACCTATTAACATCTACTTCTCTACTAGATGTAGCGTCTATTACTTCATCTGGTACTACAGTTACTGTTACTACAAATGCTCCTCATGGTTTGACTGATGGGGATGAAGTTACTGTTGGTGGTGCAACTCAGGTAGAGTACAATGGTAAAGTTACCGTTCTTCCAACAGGACTAACATCAACTCAGTTTACATATACAGCAGCATCAGCACCTTCGGTTTCTCCTGCAAGTGGTGCATACTACATTTCGACAGTAACTATCGACGCAAACAATGATGATGTAGAAGCTGGTAGATTTAAAGACGCAACAAATCTAATCAATGCTAATAGACAAGAGATTATTGATAGAGCATTTGCAGAAATTTCTCTACAGTACGACGAGACTGCATGGGGAACCGATTGGGTAGTTCCTGGTGATACAGTTACAACATCTACTTCTAGATTTAAAGATTCATATCGTTTGATTCAGTCTAATAGAACTGAAATTATCAACACCGCATACGCAGAGATTGCAATCCAACACCCAACATTTACAAACCCAGATCCAGCAAAGTGTCAGCGAGATATTGGTTTGTTCATTGATGCTGTATCTTTAGATATTGCTTTGGGTGGTGGTAATACTTACAGTAGACAATTTATTCTTCAATATTTTGATAACAGCGGAAATCCAATTTCTAATGGATTAGTTGGCGAAGAAACTGAGTCTAATACTGCTTTTAATAAGGCAAGAGACTTAATGAAGCAGGCAATTACTAATCAATTGACTGTTACTGACCTAACAATTACTGCCGATTCTGCGACTGGATCTAATACATCCACGTCATCATGTGCCGACGTTCAATCGGCAATCGACACTCTTACATTAATTGTTACTTCAACTGTTACTGCTGGCAATATCACTGGATTAGTTGCGGAAACTACTGCTCCTACTGCAGGATCTGGTGAAATCAAGTGTAAGAGAGATCTTGGATATATTGTTGATTCTATTGCCCAGGATCTTTTCTGGGGTGGAAACGAATTTACAGTTGGTGCAACCAGAGAGTATTTTGATCTTTCTGGCACTCCAATCAACAACGGATTGGTTGGTGAAACAACTCAGTCAGTAGTTGCATTTAATGCAGCTAGAGACATGGTTAAGAAGGCAGTTACCAACCAACTTTACAGTAAGAATCTAAGCATTTCTGCTGGTCCTACTGTTGCTGGTGGAGTAGGTGGTGATATCCCAGTTTCGCCTTCTGGTAATTGTTCTTCTTGTGCTGATGTACAAACTGCGGTAACTAACCTATTCGCAATTGTTACTGACGTTATTTCTGCAGGAACTCTAAACAATCTTCCACTAGTTGATAATGGAGATTTTGATTGTGCAAACGTAAGAAATACAATCGATACTCTTACTTCAATTTTAACTAGCTCTTTACAAAGTGGTACGCTAGTTAATCTTCCTGCTAGAGATGAAGGCACTTGGTCTCAAGTTAGCGAGAATAGCAAGTGTAAGCGTGATATTGGATACATCATCGAAGCACTTACATCCGACCTAAGACTTGATGGTAACGAGAACGTTATTAATGCCGCTGAAGCATACTACACAGCAGTTCCTGCTGGTTATTCCTTAGATTATATTGAACAGGAAAGACCAGAAACTATTGATGCATTTAATTACGCGAGAAACTTGGCGATCTCGGCAATGAGAAACCACAATACATTTATTAGTGGTGCTTCGACAACTAATGCATCTCCAGTAGTAACAGTTTCTACTACTGTTGGACTTGTTGTTGGTATGAGAGTAAGAAGTGTTGATTCTATTCCAAGCAGCCCAACATCAACATATAACTTCACAACAACTATCCCAGATACAGCATACATCAAAAAGATTGGTGATGGAACAAATGGTTTAGCAACAAACCAGTTTGAGATGGGTATCGAAGGAAGTATCTTTGATGAAGGAACTACGGTTAACGCAACTGCTACTTCTTCTACCGTAAATCTATATGTTGAATTGCAGAATGGTGCTTGGGCATCTACAGTTGCTCCTGTAGTCGATACTTCGGTTATCCAAGATTACAACTATCTATCACCATGGGATCCTACAAACAATGCTCCAGGTGGAGAGTGTGCATCTGTTGCGTTCTCTATCGTTAATTACTTTAATATTATTTCTACCATTTTGAATAATGGTGTTGGAAGTGTACCTAGAATTGCATCTTCACTAAGCACAGGAACCTTAGCACAAAGATCAACGCTATTTACTTTAATTGAGAACGATAGCAATGGTAATCCTACCACAAACCCACACAACCTAGAAACTGGTACTCCTATCAGACTTGTTCCTAGAGCAAAGCATGGTGTACAAGTTGATAAGAGATTGATTAGACTTCCAAAGGGATTTGATACTAACACTGTTTATTACACAATTGCTCCTGGTAGAAGAACAGATCCATTTGATTATTCAAACAGTGTAGGATTTGATGGTCAAAACCAACAAACACTAATGCTTGCTACCAGCGAAGAGAATGCAGCCGCTGGTATCTACATCTATTCATCTGAAACAGATAACATTGATGGTAATGTTGAGATCGATGTTTATCAGTATGTCTTAGACGTTAGATATGATTTGCATCAGTATGAGACCTCAATTGCTGAAGGAAGTTCTATTGAACTAGAAACAGATGCTCCTCATATCTTTGATAAACCAGCAAATAATGTGATTCCTCAGAGGGTATTCTTCAGAGTTGCATCTGATATTACTGGTTCTTCACTTCCAACTCTATCATCTAGTTTTGGTGGAACGACAATTAATGATAAAGTAGAGTATTATGTACGTTATGTAACAAGCAAGAGATTTAGAATTTATGAAACTTTTGCAAATGCAAGAGATGATATCAGTCCAATTACATTCCAACCAGGAAGCACTGCAGTATTCTATACATTTGCTAACAAGAAGCGCAGTCCAATGCGTTTCGATCCTGTTGTAGGAACTAGCGCACTTGTTGATAATGGTTGCTGGTATATCAATACCATCGACACCTCTAACCAAATTATTCCTGTTTTACAAACAAGTGGTATTGGATGGGAAAGCAGAGAAAGAACAACTGATACATATTTTGAAAGAATTGAAGATGTCAGATCGAAGGAAGATAGAGTCTATAGATTACGTTATGTAATTCCTAAGAACCTTAAGACAGTACGTGATCCTTTACGTGGATTTGTTCTAAAAGTAAGAACGGATGAAAAGAGAAGACTAGTTCCTCAAACGATTCTTCTAAAACCAACAGCATCTGGTGCATCTTTAGCAACTATTAATGCACCTGTAACTGGCGAACGTCTAGGATTAACAAGAGCAGAGCAAGTAGCATTAGATCCAAACTTTGAAACATCTTATGATCCAAGTCCATTTGGTAATCCTAAGAGAATTCAGACATCATCTAAAGTTTCGTTCACAGTTCAATCTGCTAGAAAGAGAAGAATTGGATCTTCTGATTACTTAGAACTTAAGGTATTTGATATTGGTATTGATGCTGAAGCATATAAGACACAACTCTTTACTACTGTAAAGATTTCTGCTCCCCAGGGTGGAGATGGTCTATTTGTTTCGAGTATCCCTAATATTCAGACTGGCAATCCAAATGCTGTTAATAAAGTTACTTGGGATGGAAATAGCAAAGGAACTGCATTTGTACATGCATACTTTGCATATGAGAATGATTACTACATGATTCTTAAAGATTTCACAGGTAACTCTGAAATCAAGTTCGATGTTAATAATCCAACTACATTCACACAAGGATCAGTAACAGCAACTCTGCTTGATGCTGCTAATGGTGGAAGATCTGATATTGCAAACTTCCTCTATGTTGTTGAAGGAGCAAACGTTTATACAATGACTCCTGGTGATACCATCAACGATGATAACGGTGTTTCGTATACCATTGCTGAAGTCGAAGACGTAGATGATCTTTCTGGTACATACTACATCTTTGATATTAATACCATCAGAAGAAGAATTTCTGGTCAGCAAGATGGTGTCTTCTATCTAACATGTTTACGTGGTGATATTCGTCCATATCCTACTGGATCTGGTGTTGGTGAAAACTTCAGAAACTTTAGATTCTCTCAACCAGTTTCTAAACTATACCCAGAATTCTATAAGAACGACCCAGAATGGTATAAGGGCATCGATCCATCTACAGCAACATTGACGGATCCACCTCCTACCATCTCTGCTGCTGATAACTATGTTCATGGTCTCGTTACTGTAAACGATGCTAAGGGTTCTGTAACTAAGGAATTGGTGCTTGATCTCATTTCAGATCCTGGTGCAGGTAACTATACCTTCACTGGTTCGAATGAAATTAAAGCTCAAAATGGAAGTGCATCTGCTGGTTCAGAAGCAAGAAGAATTCCTATCAGTGGTGATTCCGAGTATCCAACTGAAGGTAAACTATATGTAGAACTTCGTAGACCATCGATTGCTCGTTCTGGTAACCATACTTTCGAATATCTAGGTTTCGGTCCTGGTAACTACTCAACTGGTTTCCCTGCTCGCCAAGAAGTTGTTCTAACAGATACACAAGACTTCTATGCTCAGGCAAAGCGTGAGGACGCTGGTATCGTCTTCTACACTGGTCTAAACTCCAATGGTGATCTCTATATCGGTAACCGTAAGATCAACGCTATTACAGGCGAAGAGACCTTCTTAGAAAGAGCAGATCTCGTAGAGTCTGAGGATCAATCCGATAGTATTGGAACTCTGGTAACCACGTTTGACACTGCCGTTACATTTAATGATATTATTACAGTGAATGGAGATGGTGGTGACAAGGAAAGTTTCTTCAACTCACCAGTCGTTATTAATAACGCTACTGCTTTTGGTGCTATTGAGAATCTACCATCACTCAAAATTGTTACAGGTGAAGGAACTAGCGTTGGATATGATGCTAAGTTAGAAAACAATATTGCTGGTCAGAAGACAGGTGATATCGTACTACATCAGAATAGAATTACTGCTGCTATCTTCGATTTTAATCCAAGAGGCACGCAAGATTATACATTCAGAGTAGCACTATCGAATAGAACACCAGATTTCAATAATACTTTTGGTACTACTACTGGTGGTCCAACACAGTTACAGAATACTGATTTCGGTACAAGAGATCCTCTCAAGTCTGGTGATATTCAACTCAAGGGAGATCAAACTTTATTTACTGGTTCACTTGGTTGGGTATATGCAAATGATTATGTTCAGATCGTTAACGAGTCTTCACCAACAGTTACTGCTCAAGTAGTTGGTATTCAGGGTTCAGTTAGCGGAACACTCATTAGACTTAACTGGGCTACAGGATTGACCAATACTAATGTAGGAATCACTAGTGGTTCTCAGATTAGAATTGTTGGTGCTCTAGGTTCTCTTGCTGTTACAAATGGTGTTTGGTCTGTATATAGCAGTCAATCACAACCATTTAGCCCATCTAACAACTTCGTTGATCTTGTAATTACTGCTAACCTTCCTACCTATAACATCAACCTCAACAATGGCAAAGGTTATCCAGTTGATCAAATTGCACAACCATCTATCAATATTTCTAGGTCTGTTACTGGATTTAAAGAAGTTGGTGTGATTGGTGCTGAAGCTCTAAGAACAGATACGGTTAATATCGGTGACTATAAGTTAGGTATTAACACTGTTGCTAGATCTGCACATTCTGCATATCAATCTGCCTTTGTAAGCACAGAAACAACTCCAAGAGCAAACTTGGATGTTGTTGGTACTGCATTCATCAGTGGTAAGACAATCAATTCTTATTTAACTGAGTCTGGCACAACAAAGACAGAGACTGCAAAAGATAATGCGTTCTTGGTTGGAGGAAACAGCGCATCACCTAATGATGCTGCAACTCTTCGTGTAATGACTACCAATAGTGGTAGACTAGGTATTAATGCTACCAATGCACAACTAGACAGATCACTAGTTGTCATTGGCAATGGTAGAATTACTGGAGACTTTAAGTTTGAGTCTGATATCGAAGTTAATGGTGGTGATATTACAACTACTAATGCTTCTTTCAACTTTGTTAATCAAACTAATGCCCTTACATTTACTGCTGCTGCATATGCAACAACAGCAAATCTCTTTAATAGTGCAACTGCTTCACAAACAATCAATGTTGGTCAGGCAGTAACTGGCACACAAACGTTAAATGTAGGAAACTCTGCTAGCACTCAAACATTAACGATTGGCACAGCAGCAACTACTACTACACTAAATCTACATACAGCAGCAACTTCTTCTACAATTAACATTGGCACAGTTGCAAGTTCTGTCACAAATACTTCTAACATCACAATTGGTGGTGCATTTGCTAACTCTGCTGGTAGCAGATTGACCATCAGAAATGCTAATGTTCAGATCGATGGTGATTTAGAAGTTAATGGTGGTGATCTTAAATCAACTGCACAAAACTTCAACCTATTTGATGTATCTGGTGCCGTATCTACTCTAAACTTTGCTAGATATGCATCCACAATTAACATGGGTGCAGTTGCTGGTAATACAACTATCAGAAACTCCCTGATTGTAAATGGTAGCATCACAGATTATGGTGATTTCACACTCGAAGGTGGATTAAGAAGTGCTGCTATCGACGGTACTAGAGGATCCCTGAATACTACTCCAGCATCTCATATTGTTGGTAGTCTTCAGAACCTAAACGTAGATTATTACGAGTATGTTGATAATGTTGATGGTCTAATGACGATCACCAGCATTTCTTCTAATACATTTAATGCTGTTACTAACTGGTTCAACGATAACGATAAAGTTGTCTTTAGCAATATCGTTAACTTCTCTGGTGTTACTGCTGGAACAGAATATTATGTTGTCAATGCTACTGGTGGATCTTTCCAAGTTCAGACTGCTCCAGTAGGAACAACTGGTATTTTACCACTAACAATTACTGTAAACGGAACAGTAGGAGGAAATGTATCACTATCATACACTGCACTTGACGTAAGTGGTGGTGGATCTATTTCATCTTCTGTCACAACAATCGCAATTAAGAATCCATACGGATTATCACAATTTGACTACATCTTAATTGACACTGAGATTCTCAGAATAACAACTCCACCAACAGCAACATCTCCATATACGATGACTGTTGAAAGAGGAGTAGATGGTACTACTGCTGCTTCTCATGTTGATGATACAGCAGTTTATAAGTTAAATAAGACTTCTCAGGCAACTTACGTTAATCCTGGACCTCTTGCTGCAGCAGATATTACTAAAGTAATTACATCGATTGATACTAATTCAAACTTCATCAATGTATCTGGTACTGATTTTGCAAATGGTCAAACAGTTACATTCTCTTCGGTTGGTTCTATCACTGGAGTTAACACAACTGATTCATACTTCATTGCAAATCTATCGACTAGTGGAGGAAATCAATCCTTCCAGTTGAGTACATCGTATCCAACGTTAAATGTTGTTGATATCAATGGAACCCTTGGATCATCTCCTACTTTACAATTAGATTCTACTTATATCAACCTTGCAGAATTTGGTGGATCGTTCAAAACAAATGATTTCATTAAAGTTGACAATGAATTTATTCGAGTCGTTAGCATTTCTGATGCTGATCCTCAAGGATTATTCATCACAGATGGAGGAACTACTACCAAATTAACCACATTTAGTGTAGATTCTACAACAGGTAATACTGTAATTGGTAATCCAAATAACACTGGAACTCTTGGCACTGGAACATTAACAGTCCATGATTCTATCACCTTCATTGGCAACGGATTAACAACCTCTTCTGCACAAAGACTTGTAATTACAAATGGCACTACTACGGAAACGTTCTCTGTAAGAAGTGCTGATGGTAACACATTTATTGGTGGAACATTACAGGTTGCAAATGACTTCAGTATTACAGATGGTTCTGCTGGAACAACATACTTCTCAGTTGATGCTCAGACTGGTAACACAACAATCGGTAATGGCAACTCTGGTACTCTACGAGTAGAATCAAATGCTGCATCAAGCAGTACAACAACTGGAGCACTTGTTGTTGATGGTGGTGTTGGTATTGGCGAAGATATTTACGTTGCTGGTGATGCTTATGTAGAGGGTGGAGATCTTACCGTTTCTTCTAGCGGAACCACGAGGTTTAAAGTTAATAATAATGGTCAAATTGATTTAGGTGGCATCACAAACTACTTCACAAGTACGGGTGGCAGAAAGTGGATATATAATAATACATCGACAAACAATGATTCTACTGCAATAGCTCTTACTGCTAATGTAAACTATATTGTTAGACCAACTGGCACTGGTAACTTGATTCTTAAGTTGCCTTCAAATGCACAGACTGGTGATATGATTAGAATTGTTGATGTTGGTGGCGCTCTAACCAATGATTTACGATTGATTATTAGAGCACCTGGCGAAACTGCACCTGCCGCTGGTGATGGTGTTAGGATTCAGGGAGATAATACTGGTTCTACATTTGGTGGATTGTCTACTGCTCATACAGGCGGTGAACTAATTATTCAAACACCTAATGCTGGACTTGGACTCCTATATGTTGGGACTACCGATGGTGCTGGAACTACTACCGACTCTTCTGCAAGAGGATGGTGGTTGATGGAGATCTAAGATGACAGTTAATTATAACAACACTAAGACAATGAAAGGTGCCGCAGTCGGCACCATTATACCCTGGACTGGAGCTCTATCTGCGGTTCCAGCAGGGTGGTTGTTATGCAATGGTTCTTATGAAAACATAGCAGATTACCCAGAATTGTATGCTTGTATAGGTACTACTTATGGTAGTGGTGTAGGTGTATTCAGATTACCTACGATGGGTGGTAGAACACTTGCTGATATAACGGCAGCAAACGTTCCTTCTGGTACTCCAGCAGTGTTCACCAATTTAATCGGAACTGATGGATCTAATACAACAGCAAATAATGTTACATCAAATATAGATTTAACTGTTAATATTGATAATAATGCCGCCACTGGTGGATATGCTGCCATTATGGACGATGTTTCTCCAACAAATCCAGCATATTTTGAAAGTTTTAAAACTACAGAAAGAAAATTAGGTGATTTGCATATGGCAACTCACACTCACACTGGTGAGTATAATTCAGTGCAGAAATTGAATTCTCCGCGTATTGAGGCATGTCAAGGAGCTGGATCAAACTCACCCTTTTCTGGTTGTGGTCTTTTTGGAAATGCTGATTGCTGTGAAACATTATCACACTATTTGGTTGAATTAAATTGGACTGCAAACCAAGTTAATGCTATTTACAAAAACTCTATCTTAGGTGGATATCCTATTGGTGGATCTGGCAACGATCCTTCTGTAAATGCTAGTGGAACACCAACAACAAATAGTCCTCCTAGAGTTAATGGACCACCAAAAAACTGGTTGGGTAGTAGTGATGATACTCTTTTAAAATCAGAAAATAGTGGATATGCTTTTAACTGGCCAACTACATTGAGTGGTGATTTTACTACTTGGACAACAGGTAATACAAATCAATTAACTGGTCACGCTCATGGTGATATTAATTATTCTATTAATGCTGGTAATTTTAATATTTCGCAACCAGTAACAGTTGACGATATTCAACCAGGGAATATTACACCAATTAATACTACAGGAAATGTTGGTATTTTATCAATGGAAGCTGATACAGCAACACCATCATTAACATCAACATATGTAATCAAGGCATTCTAAGATGACAGCATATTACTCTTTCGAAAAAGGAAAATTTGGTGGTGTAGTTGGAACTATTCATGCTTTTTCAACTACACTCACAGGAAGTTTGCCAAGTAGTAATGCTTGGAAAACTAAAGTTCCTGCTGGATTTTTACGCTGTGATGGGTCCGTTGTATCTGCTGATCTATATCCAGCATTGGCAGAAGTTTTGGGAGTTGGTTCTTCGTCTTTATATAGAAAAGATAATGTTACTTTAAATGAACCAGATGATGAAGGGTTAGGGGCTCAATTCCAGTTACCAGATCTAGGATCTAAATTTATGAGAGCAAGTGGATCTAATGGAGCATATGATAATGTTTACGTTACTACAAATAGTGGTAATTTAGAAAGAAAAGTTGGTGTTAGTGTAGATTTATCTTCAAACTTGGGAACAGGTGATACAGTTACTGCTACAATAATATATAATGGTGCATTTTCTGCTCCTAGTAGAAATTTAACTATGTCTGGTAATTATTCATTGACCATGAATGCTAACACAGCAGCTTCTACAGTTTCGTCAGATACTGTATTACCACACGCACACTTCTCAAATACTGCATCTATCGAATCTCCAACTAATAAAACTGGATCCAGTCAAGTTGACGGTGGTGCTGGTTATACTGCAGAATCTCCATATGATGTTGAAGAGCAAGAATCATTTATTCCATCTACAGGATTGAATCTCTCTGATACTAGTCATGAACATTTAATAGAAAGAACTAATATAAGTAGGTCATTAACACCAACTGTTCCTACGTATACCATTGATGCTGATAATATCTCTACAGCAGTTACATTGAGAGTGGATGATACTTTTGTAATGAACGATTTGTTACCAAGATTTATTTTAGTAGAATATCTAATAAAATACTAATCATGCCAGTAAATTACACTCAACACACAAGAAAATCTGGTGCTGCAGTAGGAACAATTATATGTGTTTCTAAACCAGCTAATTATAATTCAAGTACAGATAACTGGGATTTAAGTAGATTTCCTGGATATTTGGAATGCAATGGTGCAACTTTAAATGTAAATGAATATCCAGCATTATATGCAGTTATTGGTAATACTTATGGTGGTACTTCTTCTGCCGCTAACCTAGGAAATTCTAGTGCAGGGACTTTTAAATTGCCAGATTATCGTGGCAAAATTGTGATGGGAACTGGACAAGTTGATGGTAACTCTGGTGCAAGTCCTGGTGTTAGTACAAATACTACAGCTACAGGAAATTCTGGTGGTTCCTATTCGGAATGTGGAGCTACTGGTGGGCAGTATGTAATTAATACTGTTAGACAATTGCCATCTGGTAGTGAAATTACTCCTGGTGCTCCAGCATCTACTCCAAGCATTGGTGGTAGTTCTACTGATACATTTGAAGTTGGTTCTTATAGAACTACTGGATTCTCTACTAGTGTTGCTAGACCATCTGCAAATATTTCTGGCAATGTTACGTTCACTGCTGGTCCATTGAAAGCAACAAAAGTTTTTGGTGCCATGCCACACGGTCACGTATTGACTCACTGTAGATTAATTAACAGTACAACTGCTGGATCTACATCTGATGGTGGACCAGGCGGACCAGATAAAATGCCAGTGTATCAATCAACCAGTGGTGGTATAGTATCATTTAATAGATATGTTCAAACTGCTGGTGGCGGCGGCAGTGGTGCAACCGCTACAGTTACTGTTTCTGGTGGTGTGATTACTGCGGTTACAGTTACTGCTGGTGGATCTGGTTATGTTACAGCACCAGGAATTTCTTTAAGTGGTGGTGGAACTCCATCATCTGAGGCTGTTTTAACGGCTACAATTAATAGCAGTGGTAGTGTTACAGGTGTTACAATTAACTTTGGTGGTTCTGGTTATACTGGCACACCAACACTTACGTTTAATGCTGCGACAGCATCAGCTCCGTTAAGAGCACATAGTCATAAACTACATGAATTGGGACCAGGAACTGCTACTTGGGGACATGACGAAACATCTGGCAACACTGGATCACAATCTACTTCATATAGTGGAGTGCAAGCAGGAGCGACAGATATTGCAGATAGCATAACAAAAACGCTTGACATATACAATGATCTTGGTGTAGAATTAAATGATGCTAGTATTACGATGAACGATTCTTCCAGGACTTTATTTGATTCTCGTTTAGTGGTTCGTCTTACTTCTGCTGAAGAGTTACCTTTGATGCAGACATATTTTAGAGCTAAATACCTAATAAAAGCTATATAATAATTTTTTGGAGTAGATTATGTCAGTAATACCTATTAAACCAGTTGAGTTGATGAAAGGTGATTTCAAAGATTTCATTGGTGTGTGGGACAAACATGTTCCTCCAGTTGTTTGTAATAAATTAATTTCATATTTTGATCGAGCAGTAGACACAGATTTTTCTTCTAATAATCTTTCTGAGGTATCTGAAAATTCTGATCCTTTAGTTGAAGAAGTGATTGTGGAAGGAAATCATCAATTTCCTGGCAAAAACATGGGGAGAGATGACGTAAGTATCATGTTGAATTATCATCATGGTGATTTTTGTTCTGAGATAAATCAATATCTACAATCTTGTTTCTTAGATTATATTAAACAGTATGGACAATTAGCACAGATTCCATTGATGTCTACTGATGTTAAGATGCAAAGAACCCATCCTTGTGGTGGATATCATGTATGGCATTATGAATCTGGTTCATATTTACATGCTCAACGTGAATTAGTTTGGATGATTTATTTGAATAGTCTACCCGAAGGCGAAGGCGAGACAGAATTTTTGTATCAGAAGAGAAGAATTTCTCCTAAACAAGGAACTGTTGTAATTTGGCCTGCTGGGATGACACATGTTCATAGAGGATTAACTGTTTATTCCGAGAATAAATATGTAGTGACTGGATGGTACGTTAAAACTGCACCACGTTAAAGGTAATTAAATAAAAATGGCAGATCAATTACTACTTCAATTTTTATCTACAGAAGATATCATCTATTACAGCTTTGCTGGTAGAGGATCTTCTGTCAAACTAGCCCCAGAGGATTATCCTATTCTTTGGGAAAGGTTGGGATCAAAATGGCATAATGAAAATGATGAATTGATTCTGTTTGAATACTACCAAGATGGTCGTTATAATATAGAAAGGAAGAAAACAGTTTACGATTATAGAACAAGATCAGAGACTAAAAAATATTATCCATACACAGAAGTAACTAGCGAAGAAGTTATTAGGACGTATAATATCTTTACTGATTTCTTCGAAGAAATCAGAATTAAAGATTTACAAAGAGTAAAAGAAAAGGTAAAACAAGAATTACGCGAAGCTAGAACAGTCTTTAAACAAAACGTTGTGGTCATGCGTAATGACTTGTTGATTAAATCTGATTGGACACAAATGCCAGATTTAGTCTTTAAAAGAGATGGAGAAAAAGATCTGTGGATCAAGTATCGTCAATATTTGAGAGATATGAGTGATCTAGAAGATTGGAATAATAATGTTATGCGAGTCGAATTTCCTATCACTCCTTCTGAATATTTCGAAATCGATCCTACTCAGGCAGTAGAATATCTTACAGATCCTTCTCATTTTGAAAATAAAGCAATTACATATTCTAAGTTAAAACTACTTAGATTTATGGACAAATTAGGTCTACCTTCACTCGTAACTGATGCAGAAACTAATGATATCGATTATGATAAGGCAAAGGCTTCTTTAGAAAAAGCACTTTCAAAAATTGACGAAGCATTTGAATTTCCAGTGCTAACGGTATTACCATTCCCCAACGAACAATCTTTAGATTCTATTATTAACGAAGTTTCAAATAATACTGATGGATAATTGAAATATGATATATGAATATAATGTGCTTTCTGATTCTTTAGTAAAAAATATCTTAGATTATTATGAGTTTTCGGAATTCAAAGATGGAAACATGTCTGGTCCGAAAAATAAAAGCGTAAAAAATAATATTGAGATGAAAGTCGATGAGAATTACTACATGCTCAAAGACATGGTTGCTAAAGAATTATGGAATAGTTGGGAGCTGAGGGAAATTCATGGTATTCGTAAAATAAGTTCACTGATATTTTCACGGTACAATGAAGGGATGTATTATGATTATCACAATGATCACTATTTGATTAATAATTGTCGTACAGATTATAGTTGTACAATATTTTTAAATGATCCATCTGAATATGAGGGTGGTGAATTAGAAATTGTGCTTGGAAATCAACAAATATTCTATAAACTGCAACCAGGACATTGTTTAATATATCCCACTGGATTAACACATAAAGTGCATCCAGTCACAAAAGGTTCTAGGAAAGTAATAGCTTTTTGGATGGAGACTACGATTCAAAATCCATCTATCAGAAATATTGTGGTTCAACTAGGTGAATCATGGTATAAATATAAAGATATTTTGCTGGAAGAAATGCCAGAAGTATATGATGTTATTTTGAATACAAAATTTCAACTACAGCGTCAATATGGTAACTACGAGGGATTATGATTGAGGTCATTAATTTACAAGAACTTATAACACAGTTTGCAATTTCTAAGAATCAATGTGTTATGTACTTCAAACCTGTTGGGGTAGATAGTGAAACTGATGTGGACAAAATTAATGCTGTTTGGGATCATTATTCCAATATTGTTCCACCAGAAATTATGCATGGTATAAAGTATTCTTTGCATAACTTTGCATTCTTTATAGATAAGTACACTGCTATACAGAGAATGGAAGAGTGGTTCCCATATAGAGGTGAAATGCCAGAAGAATACTATGTTTATGTCTGTATCACCGATGCTGAGGGCAACTGTGTTACAGAGAATGAAGCAACCCTACCACCCGACTGAGGGGGGTTGACAGGGGTTCGTGTCCGTGCTACAGTAGCGGAGCACTGAACAAGACCACTGATGAAAGGTATCGTTGATTACGGCGACGACGGCGTGATTCCGATGATTGAATCCGACGACGTAGAAACTATTGTTGAAAACATCCTTGAGTATGTAGAAAATCGTTTCGAACTCCTTGACAAGGAAGGTGGTCGTGATGCTGACATCATGGCACTTTGCCAAGAGTTTTATGAATGGGGTTCTGCAGAGCAAGGCGACGAAGTTTCCTATTACACTTGCCCTCATTTCGAATAACGGGACAATGATTACTCCAAATTGGCAAAAACATTCTAAGAAAGATGCAAAACGTCGCCTTAAACCTCAAGCTTTGAGGCAAGCAAAGGCGCGTAAGCAGGCATTCAAACGTCATTTGGAGTTAATCAAATGACGATTGATTTTAATGAGATAAAATTCCTATTTCCCCGTAATGAATGGGACATGGGAATACTTAAAGGTGTGTCCTATAAAAAAGTATTGAATAAACCTGTTAAAGCTGCTTGTCATTTTCGTGGAGAAATGATGACAAACAGGTTACAGGCACCATATCAATCTACAGATACTATTGTCTTTGCTAGATCTTCGGATGTTGCACAAGATTATTCTTTGTATGAAGAAGCAAATCAATATCTTTCTGACTATATTGATAGAGGAGAATGTGCTCAGGTATATTTAAATTTTAAGGAAGCGGCAATATTATCTGGTATTGGTGTACGAGCAAAAAATTCATTAATTTATAATAGAAAATTTGGATTTCAATGTAAATTATGTGCATTTACATTTTTTGGTGAGATTATAAATTACCCAGAACCACAGATAAATGAAGGTCTACTTGATATCTGTGATGGATGCACTGATTGTATGGTAAATTGTCCAGCGAATGCTATATACGAAGACTTTATTGATGGTAACGCATGTGATACATTTATAGGTGTGGGTAATAGTGATAAGCATACTTCTATCAAGTGGTTCTGGTATGAGTTAATGAAACCAGATATTCCTAGAGAAGTAGTAGAATCTTGGCAAACCTTAGATGAATTCAATCAAAATATTATTTGGGGTAATGGTTATGAAATGACACCGAATGGATTAGTCAAAGATGGTAAAGTTATTGAAATGCCACTTTGCAGAATGTGTCAACAACAACCAAAATGTAGCAAAAGACCTATAGATGGAGCTATGTCCTAATGTCATATCCACCAATGACAGTAGTTGAACCAAATCTAAACTTAGAATGGTCTGTAACACCACTATTTTGTAAACCATTGTGTGTTACTAGTGTAGATAATAATTTGTGTGATAGTTTAAAAAATATTTTAGAGAAGACAGATAAATGGATATCAGATACGACAAATACTGGCAAAGGTGGTGGATACTCGGAGAATAGAAACATTCTGAATGAGTATGAAGATGTTAAGTATGTCTTGGAAAATATTTGCAATAGTTCTATAAATGGAGTTCTTGGATATGG